ACCGCATCACCTACAGCGCCGACCGCGGCGCGCTCTGACCCGCCCCTCACCACAAGGACCCACCCATGAAAACCTATCTGATCAACCCCGGCCACACCTACCGCCGGGGCGACAACACGCTGGCCACCGCCGGCGACACCATCGAGCTCGACCCCGATGTGGCCGCGCAGTTTCCCGGCAGCGTCACGCTCGTAGAGCCAGCCGCTGAAACCAACCCAACCCCCACGGAGGCCTGAGCCATGAGCAAGCAAAAATTCGGCGTCGGCGTGCTGATCGCTACCACCCGCACCGACGCGCAGGGCAACCTGCTGGCGGTTCCGCAGGCCTACCGCCTCGGCATCCTGCAGGATGTGTCCAGCGACTTCAGCTTCGAGAGCAAGCCGCTGTACGGCGAGAACCAGCTGCCCGTCGACCACGGCCGTGGCAAGGCCAAGCTGATGTTCACCGCCAAGACGGCCGACATCAACTTCACCGCGCTGGCCGCGCTGCACTTCGGCACCACGCCCACGGTGGGCGTGAAGCAGCCGCTGATCGACGTGGCGGCCACCATCCCGACCACGCCGTTCCAGGTCACGCCCACCATCCCGGGCAGCGGCACCTTCCTGAGCGACCTGGGCGTGCGCGACACCGCCGGCAACGTGTTCACCCGCGTGGCCAGCGCGCCGGCCACCGGGCAGTACAGCCTCAGTGCAGGCGTCTACACCTTCGCCGCCGCCGACACCGGCAAGGCCATCCTCTACAGCTACGAGTACAGCGCCGCCACTGGCGGCATCATCGTGCCGCTGAACAACCAGCTGATGGGCTACAGCCCGAGCTTCGGCGCCATCCTGTACAACGACAGCAAGGGCAGCAAGCTGACGGTGCGCATGACCAACTGTCAGAGTGACAAGCTCACGCTGCCGTTCAAGAACGAGGACTTCACCATCGCCGACTTCGGCTTCATGGCCCTCGACGACGGCACCGGCAGCGCTGGCTACTTCTGCCAGACCTGAGCGGGCACAGCACGATGAACATGCTGATGATTCCCGGCGTGCGCTACGACTTCGGCGGTGGGCGGGTGTACCTCGTGCCGCCGCTGTCGCTCGGCGCCCTCGAGCTGCTGCAGGCCGACCTGGCTGCACTGGCCACCGCACCGATGACCGATCCGGCCTCGGTGCGCACCATGATCGACGCCACCCACATGGCGCTGCGCCGCAACTACCCCGAGCTGACCCGCCCGGCGGTGGGCGAGCTGATCGACGTGGGCAACATCGGCGACGTCTACGAGTGCCTGATGGACGTGGCCGGCGTCAAGCGCCGCGCCCAGGCGGAGGCCGATGCAGCGGGAAACGAGATGGCGAAGGGCTCACCGACTGGGCCGGGCTCTTCGCCACCGTCTGCGCCCGAACCGGCTGGACCTGGCAGCACGTCCGCGAGCACCTAGACCTGCCCTCGCTGTGCGCCCTCGAAGAGGAGTGGCGCCAGCACCCGCCTGTGAACCTGCTGGTCGCCGCCTACCTGGGCCACAAGCCCGACCCGGCGCCGAGCAACCGGCAAGCCCCGGAAGACGACACCAACGACCCCGCTGCACCGGCCACCTGGCTGGGTGGCGGCGCGAAGTTTCCGGCCAGCCCGCAACTGGCTGCCGCCACCACGCCCAGCGAAGCCCTGGCCGCCGCTGAACGCATGTTCTACGGCACCGTTCTGGAGTACCCATCGACATGAGTGCAGGCAACGATCGCGACTTCGAGACCAGGATCACGGCCGACCCGAGCCAGTTCGAGGCGGGCATGAAGAAGGCCGCCACCGCGGCCACGCAGGCCAGCTCGCAGATCGACGCGCAGTTCAAGAAGATCGGCGACACGGTCAACAACGTGAACAAGTACTTCCTCGGCCTCACGGCCGTGCTCGCCGGCGGTGGCGCGTTGAAGAAGTTCATCAGCGAGGCCAACGAGTGGAACGGCACCGCCGCCAAGATGGCCAAGCAGCTGGGCCTGACCACCGAGCAGGCGAGCGTGCTGAACGTGGCGCTGAAGCACATCGGCGTCGACTCCGACACCTACCGCTCTGCCGCCGAGAAGCTGAGCAAGAACGTGCAGAGCAACGCGCAGGCG